CGCATTAGAAGAAGAGCTCAAGGGCGAAAAAGAAGAAACCAATGACGAAAGTGATGTAGAAGTTGATCCGAAAGAAATCAATGCTAAGCAGGAAGAAGCGGAAGATGACGATGAAGACGTTGTAGAGCCGGAAGGTGAGGAAGAAGCCAAAGCTGCCCGTGACGCTGCTCTGAAAGCTATCAGTGCATTAAAGCCGGTTGTGGCTGCTCTGCCCAAAAGCCAGAGAAAGAAAGCTGCAGATAGTCTTGCGGATCTAATTCGCGGAAATATTCATGATGACGGATATGACGCTATCATGAAAGCTAAAGAAAACGGACGTAAAAATGCAAAAGACAAAGCAATGGATGACCGTGAACTTGGCCGCATGATTCGAGACAAATATAATCCCCATTACAAAAAGGACTAAAAGGAGGAAAACACAATGAGTGGAAAAGCAATTGGAGTAGCTATGAATTATGGGTTCCCGGGGACCTATGCAAGAACCCCGGATGATGTCGTTACATCCCGTCAGCTGAAAGAGGGCTCTGCCGCGGTACCGTTTGGCGCAGCATTGGCGGCGAATGACGACAATACTTATTCTGCGGTGGGCGCTACATTTACCGCCGCCAAATTCGGCGGTGTTGCGCTCCGTGTGGTTAAGCAGGCAGTTTCTTACAATGATCAGAACGAAACAGCTTACAATGAGCAGGACCTTGTCTCCGCAATTAATCGTGGATCCGTTGTCGTAAAATGCAATAACGGTACACCGAAAGCCGGCGGGGCAGTATTTGTCCGTATTAAAGCCAATCCCGCGATTTCAAGCGGTGTTGTCGGAGGATTTGAAGCCGTGGCTGACGGAGCTAATACCGTACAGCTGACTAATGTACAGTGGACGAATGGTTATGTTGACGCAAATGGCGTGGCGGAAATCACTATTCTGACCCGTCTGAATGCGTAATAGAAGGAGGTACAAAATAATGGGAAATAATGCTGTTTCTATGTTTACACCGAATGCCGGAATGATGGGCATGGCTAATACGGCTATGCGTGCAGGAGGCAAACAAGCCTTTTATGGATCCGCTTATGATGCCGCCATTGCGTCCGGCATGGCTTATCTTGTGGGCGAACTCGAAAAGGTAGACCCGAAAATTAGGGAACCTCTCTCTTCTGTCACCTGGCAGCGTGACATCGTTGCCAAAACTGGCGGCGGATGGGTAGACTTCACGTCCACTTTTGACGTTGATTATGGAACTACCGGCGCCAATGATTATTCCATTGTTGGATCTGGTACGACCGCGGTTCCGGTAATGCAGGTCAGCACCAGCAAGAACCTATTCAAAACCTTTACATGGATGCATGCCATGCAGGTTCCGTTTGTTGACCAAGCTAAGCTGCAGCAGATTGGACGTTCTTTGGAAGATATGCTTGATAAAGGCATTCGCCTCAACTACAACAAGAGCATTGATAAAAACGTTTATCTCGGGTTTGATTCCCTCGGCACTTCCGGTCTGATTAACGACAAGAAAGTCACAGTAGGTACTGTTGTAAACGGTGCGGCAGGTTCTCCGCTTTGGACGAAAAAGACGGCCGATGAAATTCTTCAGGATATCAATAACGCTCTTGTGGAAGCGTGGAAAGCGGCTGAATATGACCTGTCCGGTATGCCGAACCATATCCTGATTCCGCCGGAAAACTATGCGTTTATTGTAAAGCAGAAAGTATCCGATGCCGGGAATATTTCAATTCTTGAATATCTGCTGCAGAACAACATTGCAAAGAATCAGGGCGTGGATATCGCCATTGAACCGTGCCGCTGGTGTATTAAAGCAGGCACAGGGCAGACCAACCGCATGGTGGTTTATGTCAACGATGAAGACAAGGTAAACTTTGATATTACTGTACCGATTACCCGCGCTATGACCCAGCCGTCCGTGGAACGCGCCGCGTATCTGACTTTGTTCGCTGCTCAAATTGGGCAGGTCAAATTCAATTATTATCAGCCGGTCCGTTACTTTGACGGTATTTAACAGGAGGTAATTTATGATTATTCTGACAAAAAAGAAATTCTGCTTTGAACTTGACGGGGAGCAATTCACTTCCTGCGGTGGAATGGAAATGGAAAACGCTCCATCATGGATTCAAAAGACATGGCTCTTTGACCTTGCCGTAAAAGATGGAGACCTCATCGTTGCGCAGGATAGCGACACAAAAACAGAGGCGGATGTAAGAAAGGCCGCCTCTGAACCTGTAGCGCATCCCACCTCTGAATCCGAACCTGCAGATCCTGATGAAAATTCCGGAGAAACAGAAACAGCGGAAGATGAAGACGCTGGATCCGATGATGAAGTTGAACCGGAATCCGAAGTAAAATCGAAAGCGACAAGAAGAACCAAAAGCAAATAAGAAAGGGGGTAAAAATCGTGATAGGCATTATAGGACAGGCTTCTAATATCAAGCATGGAGATAATCCGGCATATTCTAAGGTGGATTTTCTGTCTTTGTATCCGCAATTCAAGGATTTAATCCCTGACGCGGCTCTGGATATGTATGTGGAACTTGGGAATGCCTGCGTCAGTATCGGGCGGTATCATTCCATGTGGAAACATGCTATCGGTTTGTTTATCGCTCATTTTTGCTCCCTTTATCTTCAGAGTTTGCAGCCAGAGGGAGCGTCTGCTTCCTCTGTTCTTTCTGCCGCTGCCACGGCAGGCGTCGTTACAAGCGACGGTGTTTCTCATTCTATGGATTTGTCTGCATTGACACAGGACTTGAACGGATGGGCCGGGTTTAAACTGACAACTTTCGGGGTGCAGTTTGCCACGCTGGCAAAAATGGTCGGTAAAGGCGGGATGTACGTATGGTGAACCCAAAAGGCAAGGTTGAGCATAACGAGTACAATGGTGGATTTGCCGGCCTTATTAAAAGACTTCAGGGACTGCAGAAAAGGCAGATACAAGTAGGTATTCCGCAAAAGACATCAAGCCGCAAAGGTGAAGGCATCAATAATGCCGAGCTGCTGTACATCCATACACACGGAACAAGGCGAAAAGCTATGCGAGAAGAAATGCAGAAAGGGATGGACAGGGGACTTAAATACAGCGAAGCTTTTTCTCTGTATATTCAGTCCCACGGTTCCCCTCTCTGGCATTCTCCGCCTCGTCCTGTTTTAGAACCAGCTATCAAGGCAAACAAAGAAAAAATAGCGCTGCAGTTCTCTAAAATAGTCAAGGCCGCGGCCGACAAGAATGCGGACGCGATGGAACGAGCTATCACGAGTACGGGAATGACCGCGCAGAATGCATGCCGGGCGTGGTTTAAGGATCCGCGCAATGGGTGGCCACGTAATGATCCCAAAACGGTGAAACTAAAAGGGAGCGATAAGCCGCTTGTTGACAGCGGAGAATTGAGAGATTCCATTGTTTACGTTGTGAGGGAGGAATAGCCGATGATTAATTTGTCAAGCGTGATTCATTCCTCTCGGTTGTCACAGGATTATACCATTCTTCGTTCATCCGGCACGTGGGAAAATGGGGAGTTTATTAAGAGTGGCACTCCTTCCGCGCTCAAATTCCACGGAATTATTACTGTAGCAACCGAAAGAGATCTGCAGAAAGTTCCAGAAGGGAACCGGCAGACTGGGGCTATGAAAATTCTTTCCACTGAACCGATTTATGTAACCGGGCAGCTTGAGGAAAACGGCTTTTCAGATGTTCTTGTTTGGAATAACGAGAAATATCAGATTGTAGCCGTTTTCCCGGATAAGGATTATGGATTTTATCGCGGAATATGTACTCGTCTCTCCGGGGAGGTGGTATAAATGCCTGTTCAGACTATGCGAGCTCTAAAAACGGCGTTTTATCGCGCGACTATGACGGCGCTTGGATATGATCCGGATGCGGTGTATAAGAATACAAAACCTCCGGTGAGAATTACCTATTCTCCGCTCGGAAATCCTGATTGGACGATGGAAGAGGATGTTGTCTTTATTACCATCATGGACGCAAACGGTGACGATGTGTCGCAGCCAATACATGAACTCTGGAAAGATGACGGAGAAGACCTGATGCGGGAGCATTATGCTACCCGGGTATTGCAGGTTATTTTCACCGCATACGGTCCCAACGGTTATGATCGTTTGGTGCAGCTTCGGCATACGTTTCTTGATGGTTCTTCTGTGCTCCGTGCTGCAAATATATTTATCATTCCCGGCTCTGATACACCACAATATGTACCGGAGCTTTTTCACAATATGTGGTTTGAACGAACCGACCTTACACTCCGGTTCAACAATCAGCTGCTGTTCGAAGAAAACATCAAAAGTATCAAAGAAGTTCCTGTCAAGAAAGTGGACGCGAACCGTTCCGGTACTTCCGATGTCATTCTTTATGGCGGCGGTATTACGATCAAGAAAGGGTGATTCCGTAAATGGCGAAATTATCACTGAAAACAATCATTGATATCCAGGTCAATCTGGCGGCCAAGGCAGCCAAGAGAAAAGGATTCAACATGGCACTTATTCTCGGGAAAAGCAATGTCATTCCCGAATCAGAACGGGTGCGTATTTACACAAGCGCTGATGCGTTGATTGAAGATGGGTTTAAACCGGACAGCGCAGAATATAAAGCGGCCAAGCTATATTTTTCTGCGACACTTGCTCCGTCTCGTCTTGCGGTCGGTGTTCAGGTAACCAAGGACAAGGATAAACTGGCTGCAGCACAAGCCTGCCGTGCGGCTAATGGAGAATGGTATGTGCTAATTCCTCTTGGTGCGACAGACAAAGAGATTGAAGCCTTGGCAGATTGGGTAGAAAATGCACAGCCCGATACGCTTCTTGCTTATACGACTTCAAGCAAAAATAACCTATCTAATTCTCAAGAAGATGCCGGAGAGGAAAAGACGGGGATTTTTGAAAAGCTAAAGAAGAAATCCTATCGTCGTTCTTTTGGTCTGTATTGCGCACAGGGAGATACTCCAGATGCAGTGGCGGCTGTTATTGGATATGCGATGGGGGCGAATAGAGGAACAAACAATTCTTCTTATACTCTCGCTTATAAGCGTCTCCCCGGCGTGACACCGGATAATCTCACAGAAGCCCAAGTGACATTTATCTGCGGATCTATGACGGCCGCAGGAAATAACGGTAATGTTTATGTCTGCCGCGCTGAAGAATATAACATTCTGCAGCAGGGGTGCATGGCAGACGGCACGTCTTTTGACGAGATACTCAATATTGACATGCTGAAGAATGATATCATGCTCAATGTCATGGATCTACTCACATCTACGAGGAAGGTACCGCAAACAGAGGGCGGCGTTGCGTCTATTGTGAATGTTATTAATGTGGCCTGCAATAAGTATGTCAATACCGGATTTATCGCTCCAGGTAAATGGAATGGCGGTGAAGTGCTAAATCTTGAAAACGGAGATTATCTGGCAAGCGGTTATCTTGTACAGAGTGAACCTATTGATTCCCAGTCTCAAGCTGACCGTGATGCAAGAAAAGCGCCGCCGATTTATGTATGCGTGAAACTGGCTGGCGCCATTGAGTTTGTTACAATCGACGTTTATGTCAATCGGTAAAAGGAGGATGAATTATGGCACAAACAACTTATAGTTTTACCGATCTGGTCGGCTCCATCCACTCTGACGTGGTTGGAGATTTTATTTTTACCGGAAATGGTGTCGGTTCTGTTTCTGTATCTAAAGCTACGGAACGCACGTCACATGATATCGCTGCTGACGGCTCCGTTATGATCTCAAAAATAGCGGGGAATAACGGCACGGTGACCATTGAGACACAGCAGACATCTCCGCTTCATTTGTGGCTTATGAAATGGTTTCAGGCACATTGGTCAGCTCCTACTTCGCAGTGGGCGGGTACATCTATGCTCCTCAAAAATACGAGCACCGGCGGTTCTCATGTCTGCAGCGGCGTATCTCCGCAAAAAGAAGCCGATGTTCCGTACCAATCACAAGGGCAGCGTGTCACGTGGACACTGATGTGTGCCGACATTGTAAATAATCCGGTGTAACTTTAGGAGGAAATAAATGGAACCTAAACAGAAAACCCAGATCATAGAGGTGGGCGGTAGTAAATACCGCCTGTCTAAACTTGACGCACGATCCGCGTCCTACATTGCGTTTAAAAGTGCAGGTATTGTAGCTCCTCTTATGGGGAAAGGAAAAAACAACGGAAATATATCGGTGGAATCTATATCAAAGGTACTGCCGGCCGTTCCCCGTCATGAATTTGAGGAAATACAAACAATGCTTTTGAAAACAGTGGTGAAAATGAATGACGTGGGCGGACAGCTTCTTCCGGAACCTATTTTGAAAGAGGATGGAAGCTTTGCTATTGAAGATTTGGCATATGACGCTGGAGCGGTGATTGCACTTACAGTAAGAGCGTTCTTATTCAACGTCGGGGGTTTTTTCGGAGGGGCCGGCCTGATACCGGCCGAATCGGAACAGAAATCCTAAAATTTACACCAATGGATTATCCAACTGTCGATAGTTTTGCCTATGCCCCTGTGGTGGCTGGAATGTGGCGACAGCATGAAGTGTTTGATGGCACTTATGATTTCGATGATTTGCTTGACGCCCATGAAATCATCTTTGTGAAAGCAGAAAACGCAGCTCGTGCCAGGGACGCTGCAGAAAGGAGTTAACAAGTGGCAGGAAATGTAATAGAAGAATATCTTGTCGGCATTGGCGCTGATATTGATACCGGCAGCTTTAATTCTGCCATGATGGCCATCAGTCAGTTGGGTAAAGCAATGAACGCTATTAAAGGGGCGGCTCCCATTATTGCTGTTGCCACCGCGATTATCGGGGCGGGCAAGGCAGCCTACAGCACCATTAAAGATGTGGCTGCGGCGGATATGGAGTATAAAAAGCTGGCGTCCCAGATGTGGATTACAAAGGATTCCGCCAAGGCGCTTTCCGCGACCATGAAAGTCATGGGTGTATCGCAGGAAGATATCGCGTGGATCCCCGAACTTCGGGAACAGTTCTTCCGTCTCCGGAACGAGATGAACGAACTGGCTACTCCGGTAGATGCGGATAACCAGCTGCAGTGGATTCGTGAAATCGGCTATGATGTACAGTCTCTGCAGGTCAAGCTGAAAATGCTGAAAGAATGGATCGCTTATTACCTAATTAAGTATCTCCAGCCGTACATCAAGGAATTTCAGCAATTTATTCGATGGTTGAATGATAAGCTTGGAAAAAACATGCCGGAAATCGCTCGAAAAATAGCAAAAGTTTTAGCACAAATAGTGAGTATCGGTATTTCCGCCGTTAAAGTGCTAAAGGCTATATTCGGATCAATCTATGACTTTATCGAAAGCTTACCTGCCAACGTGAGAAAGTGGGCAGCTATATTCGCGATGGTGGGCGCTATTATTATGAGCGGTCCCTTCGGACTTTTTATTGCTGCCATCGGCGGCGCGCTTCTCCTGATGCAGGACTTCATGTACTTTGTAGAAGGGAAAAAATCTTCCCGCACGTTGGCTCCGATGTGGAGAAAGCTGCTGGATTTCCTGAATAATGACAAAGTTAATAAGTTCTTCCAAGTAATAAAAAAAGGTCTGGCATGGACTGCTGACATGTGCGATATCATCGTAAAGAAACTGCTTAAATTCTTGGATGATGCAACGCCTAAGGTCATGAAATTTGTTTCAAAAATGACCGAAGGCGTCGGGAGATTACAAAATGGAGATGTTCGCGGGGCTGCATCTGCTTTTGGTGACGCTTTCGGAAATCCTTTCGGATCTCCTTTTGGCGGCGGTGATATAGTTTCCCGTGCGGCTAATATTACGGATAACCCAACCGGTGATTTTCTCGGAAACGAAAATGGATGTACTTATTTTGTAAAACAAGCGGTCGGTGCTGATAATGAATATTTCCAAAATATGGGGGATAGTCTATGGGTGCCGACTTGGGTTGATTCTGCTAAGGCGCAGGGGCGCTGGCATGCAGGAGTAGACGGCATGCAGGCTGGAGATATCGTTGTCGTTGAGACAGGAGGAGAAGGCCCCTATGATCATGTCGTGGTCTATGATGGAAACGGCGGATATTTCGGGAACTCTTCTTCTCTCGGAAAACCTGTTCATGGCGATCTGTCTGATTTCGGATATGGAAATATATCCGGATATATAAGAACGGGCGGGTCTGATTCCGGATGGGATATGAATTTTGACACTTCGCTGGATGATTATTTTAAGAGCTCCGGGGGAGAAGCCAGTGGTGCAAGTTCCGGTTACCGGATCGGGTCCGGCATGATGGGATTTGCAGGTGGCGGCTCTTTCTCCGGAAGTTATGCCGACCAGCTGTATAGTGGCGGTTATGCAGAGCAAGGAATGTCAGCGCAAGCCGCAGCTTCAGGGGCCGGTGCATATGGCGGCGTTTCCAATGTATCTAATAGTACAGTTTCTATCGGAGATATTATTGTAAATGTAGCTAAAACAAATGCATCTGAAGATGAAATAGGTGAAGCGGCTTATAAGGCATTCAGTACGAGAATGGGGAGGGGGTCGATTGTATGAGCCTGCTGAATATCGGGGGTCTGGGTAATATTACATCCGCATTAATAGGCGGAACATCTTGTATCCCCGATCTTTCTCAATATGGATTTTCCGCTTATGGAGGATACCGTCCGCCGCAGTGGAATTCTTCTTTGTTAGGAACGGAAGATCTCGTATATTGCAAAACAAATATAGGTGGGCTCTTTTTTGACGCTGTTATTAGTGTCGATACAGATCATACGTCTACCGTGACCTCTCACCCTGTGCAGTCTGGCGCGAATATATCGGATCACATGTATGAGAACCCAGTAACAATCACGATGGAAATCGCTATGTCCGACGCTATGGATTCTATGGTGCACGGTCAGTGGCATAATGCCGGAGAAAAAGGCGTTTCCGCTTACCGTACTCTTCGGGATCTGCAGAAGTCGAGGATACCGATAGATGTACTGACCCGTCTCGACAGGTACCAGAATATGGTCATTCAAAGTATCCATGTAAATGATGACAGCAAAACACTGGACGGGCTTAGAGCTTCGGTACACCTTCAGCAAATTTTAACGGCTACTGTTTCTACTGAAAAGGTCAGCGCCAGGAATTGGACAAGCGGTGGAGCTAACCGTCGCGGTGAAATACAAGTGGAAGAACAAGGATCGGTTATATCCGAAATTATGGACGATGGAGAAAAGGGGCTGAAAGATAAAGTATGAGTTACTGCATTGTACCGCTGACAAATCAGCCGTATTCCGAGCAGGAATTTAAGCTGACACTGAAAAACAGGCGGAATATCAATATCAAGCTCAAACTCCGCTATAACGACCTTTGCGCGGACTGGACGGCGGAGATTATAGACAACAGTACCGGAAAGACGCTGATAGATACACTCCCGCTTGTTCCGGGTGTTAATCTTTTGGGGCAATTCGGATATTTAAATATTGGGGAAGCGTATATTGTGCCTGCAACCGATACGGAATTGATGATGCCGGACAACACAACACTCGGATCTGTTTTCGTTCTCGTGTGGGGTGATAAATCATGAACGGACAACTGTGGGGGCGACGCTGGCGCATTCTTGTAAGCAAAGCTGCCACCGAAGAGAATCCTGAAAAGGAAGAAGCACTGAATGTATCTAATCTCCATTGTATTTTTGAAATCCATAAAAAAAGAGGAAAAGGCGGATTTTATGCGGTCTGTAAAATCTATAACCTGACTGCTGCTACCGAGAACAAACTGATTCTCGAGGGAGACAGGTTGATTATAGAAGCCGGTTACGAAGGTACTGCAGAAAAAGAAGTGACAAATGCCGATGGAACATCTCGAACGGAAACGGTTCCGCTGCAGTACGGCAGAATATTTGACGGCAGGATCATATATCCGTCACGGAGCAAGGAATCCAATGTCGATTACGTACTGACATTGACCGCCATCGACGGTGACGCTCCGCTGAACCTGAATCATATATCAAAGACCGTAAACCGTGGTCTCAATATGCGTAAGGTTGTAGAAACCGTCTGCAATGACAGCGAGGTAAAAACACCGATTAATATAGTGAGTGATGGACTTTCTCCGCAGATACTTCCGCGCGGGAAAGTTTTTTACGGCCGACCTTATGACTACGTGCAGGACGTTTGCCGAGGCAACAGTGCTGATTACTATATTGAGGATGGACGGTTAAATGTGGTGCGGCTGCAGGATGTAGCGAAAGATGAAGCGCTTGTTGTCACACCGAATAACGGTCTTATCGGCACTCCGCAGCAAACGCAGGATGGGGTGTCCTTTAAGTTGTTGTTGAACCCGGCTATTCATCTGGGGTCTATGATCCAGCTGAAGAATGTGGAAATTAATGAAGTAAGCGTTATGCCTGGACAAAGACAGGCGCCTCTTGATGATGAATGGGTTTATCAAGCGATAGAAATTACACACAGAGGAGACACGCGGGGAAATGACTGGTACACAGAGGTTATAGGGATATCCAGATATGGAAAAGGTGCACTTCCTGCTCTCCTCGGTGATTCCGGTACAAACGGCATGGGGGTATAAACATGATTCCATTAACAGAAAGAAGTCCGTCTACTCGTGTAAATAGTGATAATGAAATGAGGCAGCGTGAAATAAATCTCCGTGTATCGGCTCCCGGCATTATTCAATCTTTTAATCCGGACGAGCAAACGGTTACCGTACAGCTGGCTATTCGCGAAAAAAGAAATAATGATGGCGTGGAGACGTGGGAAGATCTTCCGCAACTTGTAGATGTTCCTGTTGTGTTCCCCCGTGCAGGCGGTTATGTACTGACTATGCCGATAAAGCCCGGAGATGAATGCCTTGTTATTTTCGGAGACAACTGCATGGATGCATGGTGGCAGTCAGGTGGTGTTCAAAATCAAATTGACTGCAGGAGACATGATCTTTCAGACGGTTACTGTATACCAGGGCCGTGGTCACAGCCTCGGACTATTCCAAATTACAGCACTTCCTCGGCACAGCTTCGGACAGAGAGCGGTTCTTCTTATATTGAACTTGCCGGAGATAATATTAATATTGTGGCGGCGGGGAATATCAATATTAAAGGGGTAAGGGTAAATATCAATGAGTAAAGCGACAAGATTAGGAGATTTAAACACCGGACATGACAGCTGCCCGCCTGTAGCACTTGTGACCGGTTCCATGAATGTATTTATTAATGGACGGGCTGCAGGGCATGTAGGCGATTCTTACGCTCCTCACGGCTGCCATGTTCATCCGTCTCATGTTGGCAAGATAGCAAGTGGGAGTTCTTCTGTATTTATCAACGGAAAATCTGCAGGGCGCATAGGTGATCCTGTGTCGTGCGGAGGGGCTGTTGCGGAAGGCTCCTCAAATGTATTTATAGGAGGTTAAGCATGATTTACCGGCAGCTTGACGATAACGGTGATTATATTTTTGGCCGTGGAAAGCATGCGTATTTGGAAGGTGTGGACGCGGTGGCGCAGGCCATTAAAACACGCCTTCTTTTGCTGTATCACGAATGGTGGGAAGATCTGGAAGACGGATTGCCGCTATGGGAAAAAATCATGGCCAGCTCCGGGCAACCAAGCAATATAAAAGCCGTCGATTTTATTTTTCGGGAACGAATACAAGGTACAACCGGCGTGCTGTCTATTCTCGGCTATGAATCTTCTTTTGAAAACAGGCATTACACTTTCCGATGCGCTGTAGAAACATTATACGGATCCCTTGTAATTTCAAATATAAGAAATGAGGCGGAAGGATGAGTTATTTTACACCTTATGTGGATGCGTCCGGTTTGCACATACCGACGTATGCCGATATACGTGACGATATTATTGTGCAAATGAAAAAGATATATGGCAATGATATCTATCTCGAAAACGACAGCGCCGACTACCAGTTTATTTCCATTTTAGCTCTTAAAATTTCAGATTCTTATCAAGCTGTTCAATATGCTTACAATGCAAGATCTCCTGCGACAGCCATTGGGGCGGCGTTGGATTCTGTTGTGAAACTGAACGGTATTGCACGGAAAGAACCGGGATATTCTACTTGCCAAGTGACACTTACCGGCATTCCATTTACAGAAATAAAAAATGGATCGGTAGTGGATAAAACTGGACTCATTTGGGATCTTCCGTCATCTGTCATTATCGGGAGTGGCGGAACAGTTATTTCTACCGTTACATGTCAAAAAGTAGGGGCGGTTTCCGCCGAGCTGGGGGATATAGACAAAATAAATACTCCGACTTACGGTTGGAAATCTGTCACAAATCACGCGGCAGCTATTCCAGGTAATGCAGTAGAAACAGATGCGGAACTCCGTCAGAGACAAACTATTTCTGTATCTAATCCGTCGCAAACAATGCTTGAAGGTACACATGGTGCCATCATTGCGTTAAAAAACATCGCAAGAGTAGCTGTATATGAGAACGATACGAATGTAAGCACTGTAGATCCGGAAAACAATCCTCATGGGTTGCCTCCGCACTCCATTACTTGTGTAGTTGAGGGAGGATCCGACACGGATATAGCAGAAGCGATTCTTTACCATAAAGGAATTGGGTGTTATACAAACGGCGACAAAGAGGTCAGTATTATAGATCGGAATGATTATGTAAATAAAGTTCGTTTTTATCGGCCGTCTTATGTTGACATCTACATCAACCTGAAATTGAAGAAGTATACAGGATATGTATCAAGCCTCTCATCTACTGTCAAAACCGCAATTTATAATTATATTTCTTCTCTTGAAATAGGACGTGATGTATCCATCTCAATGCTTACGGGAGCCATTATGGCTTGCAATCCTGATATTACCCGCCCGGTGTTTGGTATATCTTCTATCACGATTGGAAGAAGTAAACAATCTCTCTTGAATGGAGATATAGATATTACTTATAAAGAGGTGGCACGACCCAATTATGACAATATCGAGGTGACGGTATGATAACGCATGATACGGAATATTATCGGAAACTGATAACATCCGAATACCGTGGATCTCCCCGTTTTAATGAAATGGTTCGAAAAATGGCGAGCTATGGACGTGAGCTGGATATATCCATCTTGAAAATGGTGGATATGTTTGATGTCGATGTGGCGGAAGCTGATCAGTTGGATGTTTTGGGTGCTTGTGTCGGTGTATCACGATCCTTGAAATTTGAACCGTCACCTACGGCACGCGGCGAAATCATATGTCCTACACCTCTTGAATTATCACAAGATACAGGAGCGGAATCTAAATATACAATATATAAAACGCCTGTTCCATCAAAATTGGCTGACACAAATATTATACAGGACTTTGCTCCGGGTGACATGGATGACATGCCGCTCGTCACTGACGATATATATAGAATTATGATTAAATCTCGGATTATACAAAATGTTTGGAAGGGTAATGTTCTTGACTTGTATGAGATGTGGGATAATTTGTTTCCGGATAATCAAGGGCTGCAGATACAGGATCTTCAAGACATGAGTTTTAATATTGTTTTGCTCGGGAATTATTCAAAACTGATGCAAGAGCTTATTGTTCACGGATATATTATTCCGAAGCCGGAAGGTGTAAGGATTAATACGCTGTCATTTATTGACACAGACGGTCTTCCGATATTTGCTTATGACTACAATACTATCAATTACAGCGGCTATAAATCTCATTGGCTGCAAGTGCATGAAGGAGGTTAATAATGGCACGGTCAAATTTTAAAGTATTCGCCGAAGGGGCAGCTGATAAAGATGTACAATCCGACGTCGTCTATAATGCGGACACACAGCGCATATACGGTGTCGTCCCGGGAATTGCTGAACCGAAAATGCACAATAAATTGTATAAGCAGGCGACCGTTATGGTAGCAGCGCTTGCACAGGTTATTGTGCAAGCAGGATTCGATGCATTGGATTCCGATTATTCAGGGCTTGTATCAAACCTGAGAAAATCTTTTGCCGGTTCGGTCAACGGGGTTAAACCGGATGAATCAGGCAATATCGACCTGACAGAGGTTATTGAAGAAATCCGAAAAATGACATATCCACGTGTAGGAGATTTTATTATTACAAAAAATCCAGATAATCCATCTAAAAAATATGAAAACACAACCTGGGAGTTGCTCGAGTCCAAAACATTTGTTATGAGTGCTGGCGATGATACTCCAGTTAATAGTAAAGGCGGTAGCAACACACATATAAACACAGTACAAGAAATGCCCGAGCATGTTCATGACGCATCCTCTGCATATGCCGGGGGGCACTCGCACTCGCGTGGAACTATGAACATAACCGGGACGCTGGCTCTTCCTACGCATAACGGGAGATGGAACTCGTATATAACAGGAGCCTTTGACGCTGAACCAGGCGGATCTAATATCAAAAATATTGAGGGGGCAGATTTTGACGAGCATAATAGGTGGCACGACATAGGGTTTGCTACATTTGACGCATCCAGAACCTGGTCTGGAGAGACTTCATTTGTCGGAAATCATAATCATACTGTATCTGTCAATTCTACAGGAAATGGCAAAGAATGGGATATTCGACCAAAATATATAGCTGCTTACATTTGGATTCGTACTGCATAGGGGGATAAAAGTAAATGGCAACAAGTAATGCAAGAATTCAGTTTTCTACGGCTGATGAAGAAACGTGGAAATCAGTAAATCCAATGCTCCGAGAGGGAGAGCTTGTTATTGCAAAAAAGCCATCAGGCAAATATAGACTATATGTTGGTGCTAAGGGGGGAAGCAAGTTTAAAGATTCAACTATCGTCTGGGATGAAGAATTGGCAGATTCGCACGAAAAGAATGCAGCAATAAGTGCCGATGCCGCGATGACGAGCAAGTCGGCAGCAGCATCCAGCGCCAATTATGCGGCGCAAAGTATGAATTCTGCCAAAGAGAGTGCCAGTGCGGCAGAACAAAGCATGAATTCTGCTGAAGCGAGTGCGGATCAAGCTGCCGAATATATGAATAATGCAATAAATAGTTCCAGTGCAGCTGCACAAAATAGTGCATCGGCAGCTTCAAGTATGAAAAAGGCAGAACAAAGTATGAATTCTGCCAAAGAGAGTGCAGATAAAGCTGTAGCAGCATCAAATAATGCTTCAAGTAGCGCTTCTTCAGCGGCAAATAGCGAATCTAATGCTATTGATGCAAAAAATAAAGCAACACAGAGCGCCTCTGAAGCTAAATCATCTGAATTAAATGCAAAAGCGAGTGAGAAATCTGCCGCTAATTCTGCTTCGTCCTTATCTTATGCAACACAAGAAGAAGTAAATTTTGGGATAGAAAGTAGAAAAATCGTTTCCCCCAAAACCCTCGGAACATTGTTAAACTTATTACAAAGAAATACTTCTTATAAAGTCGGCGACATCGTCTGCTCATCTAAACTCCCGTCATGGGCACATCTTGAGTGCACGCAGGCAGGAACTACCGGCAATACCGAGCCAAATTTGTCAACCGTATCGGGGGGGGTAGAAGTTAATGACGGAAGCGTGAAGTGGACAGTTAAAACCGTAACAGCAAAAGAATATGTTGATGAAAAATTTGATAATTACGGAAAGATGGAAACAATTAATGCGACTATAGATTCACAGTACATCGAAGATTTATCGTGTGTAAAAATAAAAAACATAGTACATCTTTTTGTGAGAATGAAAGGTGCAAATGAAGGTCTCATTGAAATTGCATCGGGGCTACCAAAATCATTTATAAATCTTGAATTTTATGCCCCCATAAACAACAGCAACGGCAAAGCTGTACGATTGACAGTGAATACAGACGGTAAACTATATCTCAGTTATACGGATGAATATACTACATCGCCAGGACATGAATCTGTTGCGTGTTTAGTATATTTAACAAACGATTGAAAGGAGTAAACAAAATGCAAGAAATCACAGATGGAAGCGCGAAATTCCGAGTAGTAGACAGACGGTTAAAAGCGATGATTGACATACTCTATCCGGTCGGCATAGTAGTCACAACCGCCACCGATGACGCGAAAAAGCCGGGTGAAGCAGACGGCTTAGCGACATGGGAAGAGATCGCGCAAGATAGAGTGTTACAGGGTACATCAAGTGGCGCCGGCGTAACAATAGAAGCAGGGTTACCAAATATAACTGGTAGCATTATTGGATATAGCGATAGAACAGGGTTTGGCGGAGCAGACGGGATGGCTTATATGGATGACATGCAAGAAAGAATTCCATCAATGGGGGATATCTTTCCGGGGAATAAATCTGCATTAAGAGTTAGATTAGATGCGTCAAAATCAAACAATATTTACGGAAACTCAAGCACCGTACAGCCGCCGGCGTACAAAGTGCATTTTTGGAAGCGTATTAAATAATGAGGCGGTGCACGATGGAAAGAAATGACGGAGAAAAAATAACAATGCAATTTGTGGAACGAATGGCAAAGATGGAAGAAAAACTTGACATGCTCGTTAGAATGCTCCCTGAAATTACCGCACTGCAAATTGCACAGGCAAGGTCTGAACAAACCGCGGCATCGGCTCATAACAGGATAGACAACATCTATAAAGTAGCCGGTTTGATTTCCACCATTATCTCAGTGGTCATCGCACTAATTGGAAGGGCGGTGTGATATGTTAAAAAAGTTAAAATCACTCTGGAGAAAAGCGAAAAGCTACTTCCGGAAACTAAACGCGCCATTACTATACTGGGCAATACTCTACGCTGTAATTTGTATATTTTGCATTTTGCTTTATATCCTAATGACAATCGCGGACTGGCTGATCACAGGAAAGGGAAATGAACCGGAACTAAGATTGTTCATAACCATGCTTTTATCCGCGGGAGCAGTCGGTGGTATAGTGGGAATCGGTAAAATGTTTGTAGACAAAGACGGGAATCAAATACCTGATGTATTCGAAAAGGACGATGGGAAACCACCGTTCTTTTTTGCGAAAGGAGAAAAAAGTGACGAAAGAAGAACTGGCAAGAGAGATAGCGAAGGGGATAATTGAAACAGGGATTGAGGGAGACTACGGTTCCGTCTCTTGCTCCACCGCAGGCGATTACCCATCGATTGGCTGTTCTCAATGGGAAGGAGAAAGGGCTAACAGACTATTAGAAAGCATTTCCGGCGGATCCTATTATGCTTACCGCAGTTACTCTGATTTGAGATATTCCGGAGAACTCTTGGGCTTGAAAGAACTCTTAATGAGTGACGAAGGACAGCAAGCACAGCTCGATATGCTTGCCGAAGACTGTGAGGAATACGTTAAAACACTGTGGGAAGTACATGATCTTGATGATACAAAGTGCACTATCTACGCAGGAATGTGGTGCCCGACATCTGAAACGGTAGTGAGAAATTTCTTAATGCGGAGACAAGAAAGAGGATATGACCTGCGGGACATCAATGTAATCTATGAACTTTTCAGGGAACAGTATGCATACGCAGCATGCTGTGAAGAATACGCGGAGAGCTATGCGAATAGAGCCGATGCAACGTATGAATATGTGATGCAACGTATGAATATGTAATGAGCTTGGAGGTATAAATGTGGATAATCAAAAAAGGGCTTATTTTATTGGCGGTCTTGCTTTCTGTGTGGTTGTCGCCATTATTCTGTGGTTCATCTGTGCGGGCAGAAGTACAGTACACGATCTCCGAAACCGATCTGACGACATTAGAAACGAACTTTCAAATGCAGAAAGTGAACAGCGAAAAGAAAGACAGATTATTGATAGAACAGGAGAAGCAATTGAACGAAGCCGAGATGAAATCGGCGAAAGCAGAAAACGAATTGCAGATAGCAAACGAACAAATAAAGAAATTAAAGAAATCGAACGAAGTGACAGAGAACTCATTGAAGAAAACCAGAGAATTATTCAACGAGTACGAGAAAGAGACGGAACGAAAAATCAGAATTAAAACACGACAACGGAATATGTGGATAGCGGCAACGGTTGTAGCCGTGGGAGCGGCCATCTCCCGGAGGTGATCCTATTTTTTCTTCGGATATAGTTGTTAAAAAATAAAAGAGGTGATTATATGAGATGGTTTTTATATGCGCCGCTACAGTTAATCTGTATGATGATTTGTTATATCACGAACCCTATTGTAGTATTGTTTGCCGATGAAAACGGTGAGCTCCCTGGATTGTTTTGTCTTTGGCAAACATGGGACGATTCTTGTGACAGCGAAGATTGTGTGACAAAGTATGTTCCAGACTGGATGCGGTATGATTTCTATAAATATTACCGGACAGAAAAGCGATATGATCCGGACTACGGACGAATAATAAAACGGTCAATCAACATTGCACCGTTGCCGCTAATTGACAGATTTAAGCGGTATTGCTGCCGTGTCTTTTGGCTATCAAGAAATTGTGCTTACGGTTTCGCTTTAACTTTGTTCGGAGCGACAATCAATCCGGATGATATTGTTGTTATTGATGACTATAAGGCGGGAGAATTTGAGAGGAATATACTTGTTACGCGGGATCTGAAACATTGGAAAGTATATAATTCTATGCGGATCCTGAACACGAATTACAGATGGCGGATATATTTAGGCTGGAAGATTCACGATGTAAAAAACGTTCATTATGCGATGCTGGCATTTCGGATATGGGTCTGCAAAGCAAGTTAATGTGGGGCGGGAAACCGCCCTGTTTTTTATTGCATGATATAAAGATAATTTATAACAAACAACTTGAAAAAGTATTGACAAATCAAAGATGATATTGTAATATATAATCAAGAAAAGAAAAGTAGTAAAAACAAGGAGGAAAACAAAATGATTAAAGATCTCGGAAAAACAAAAGGTGTAGAATTAGGAAGTAGACTTCTGACCGACGGGAAAAGGACAATAAGATTTGATAGACACGATCAGGGGTACGAGATGTATGAGTTAAAGAGGAACACGTACTATAGGTGCGGCATAGTAAATGCCGATGAAGAGACAGAAAATGAAGATTTGTGGGCAATGGCCACAGATGAATTATATTAAGGGAGGAGAAAGAAAAATGAAAGTAAGAATGTATAGAAACTATGATAAATTTCCGTATGAGAGTGATCATCACGGGAACTTTAACGGAAGAATGATATTCACATTCTTCCGACCGATTGGCGGGGCGTTCGACTGTATACTGGTCGAGCTCCCGGAAGGATACAAACCATTACCGCTGGAAAGGTATGAACATTACAGCGGGTGGCAGATGGAGTTAGATCAGGTCGTAAAAAAAGAAGAAGACGGAATGTACAACACTCGTGGATTAACCATGAGATTTTTCGACGAGAAAAATTGGGACTACGTAAATGTTCCAAAAGGGTGGCTCGATACTTATGCAAAGGAAGATACGGTGCCGGAACTTTGCGGTCGTGAAAATATACCGGTTAAATTCATCAGAATTGAATATTCAACGGTAAAAGAACTTGCTGAAAAATTTAATTGTGAATATGTAGAACCAACAGATGAGTTTTATGCCAGCTTCCGGAAAAGAATAAATGAATACATAAGCGCTTATGAAAAATGGAAAGATGTGAAAGAAGAGGTTAACCGCAGATCGATTACAACATTCGAAACTCTAAAAGAAAGAGTTGAACTCAAATCAAACTGGCACGAAAAAACATACATCGGAAATCCGGGCGATTATGTATTAAATGTAGGAGAGAAACGATATCTTATACTCGGAGTTATAGCTGCAGAAGACACTTCACCGAGCAGCGATCATATGTTTCTCAATGTACAATCTTTTAATCCAGACGACCGGGAAACTCGTTTACCCGCGATAGGACTTCCGGAAAACACACCTGCGGAGATAATCGACATGATAGAAAAAGAATCTGCACGCCGAGACGAATTAATAAGCAGTCACGGAGAGGAGGACTGGGGTTAATGGCGGAAAATAAAAAATTCAGTGCGAACTGGGGCGGGCGCCGTAAGGGGTCCGGCGCTAAAAGAACACTGCCGCCGGGCGCCAGAACACGGTCTGTCAGGATGACCGACGAAGAATGTGAAAAGGTGAAAGACTTTTTGAAAAAATTGAGAGAAAGAAATGAGAACGGTAGATAAAATAAAAAGAGCGATATCACTATCGCTCTTTTTAATCTTGTGACGACACTTCTGACGACACTTTATCGTTTTTTGCATAAAAATATACGCATCTATACATAAACATTTGTAGATTTTATCGTATTTTATGGTTATATGATATTTTTGGAAATCATGTTGCCGGCGAATACCGGCACGGGGGTTCGAATCCCCCTCTCTC